ATTCGCTTACTATCAATGTCTGAAATCAAAAGATTAATGACCTCTGAAACCCTCATTCCTGTAGAATAAGTCATTGTAAGAAGAGCTTTGTGCTTACTATTAGTAATTTTACCTAACTGTTAGCAAACAGTTATAGAAAATCACGTTTAATAAGACTATTTCTTCCGTGAAGTTCATCCATTCTATTTTGATGATTTGATGCGAAATATATTTTATTATATTGTTCAATACTGCTAAAAGTTCCATTTTTTCCAATAGTTACTTCGCCTTCATAATCGCAAAAACAGCAAGCACCACCTTCATCGTATTCATCTGTGTATTTGTTTTGACAAAAAGGACAAGGTTTAGTAACCGATTTGCTAACATCCGCTTGTAGTAATTGGGTATTTGTGTTTGATTCTTTCATTATTTTGTACTTGTTATTATTAGTTATTAATTAGGTGTTTTGGCTTCTTTAGTCCCAACTACTACAAGCGGTGGGCGTTATGCACAACCTACCCAAAAAGCGTAGAAAGTTTGCGTTCAACAACACATATCGTATCGTTATGGCTTCCTCCGTGAGCAACAATTAGTATTTCTATAATTTCAAATCCTTTCGTTTTTCCTATTCCGTTGGTATTCCACCCGAATGTTATTACAATTGAATTTGGCTTTGTAATCCTTGCAATTTCCTTTTTCATATTTCCCCAGAAACTTGATTGTGTAGTTTGCATATTTACAGTTTTACCCAGTTTTTTATAACACTCGCTTACTTGTCTTGGAGAATAAGGCGGATCATAATAAACAATATCTACACTTTCATCTTCAAAAGTTTTTAGAAAATCAATTGCATCTAAACAAAAATCCGCTTCCATTTCTGGGTCAAGGTCATTTGTTACTTTTGCAATTCTGTTTTTATTCGCAAATGGGTCAATACTCAATACATTTTCATTATGATATTTATGTATTAGTCTATTAATACACTTTATGTCAAATGTATTTTTATTAGGCATTTCCCATACACGAGAAAATAAAGGCTGTGCATAACAAGTGCTTGGAGCAATTGCCGTATCGGGCTTAATTTTAAGTTGGTTTTGTACTTGCATAATCTGTTTTTAATTTAAAGTTTTAGGTGTGTTTTTTCGGCAACTGCACCAAGCACCGGCCGTTATGGTGCATTGCTCTATTTTCGTTTAAAAAAATGATGCTGTGTTTTTGATTCGTTTTTAACACCATTAATAAAATAGACATATCCTGAACCTATGTATTCAAAATTATTTATATAAAAAGCTTTAGCATATGCTAAACTGCTATTTGAAGAACAGGCATCATAAAAGACTATTTCGCCATCTATTAAGCATTTGGTTTCGGCTCTGTGAGTAAAAATATCTCTTTCAAACATAATATTTAGTTTTTAGCGACCCACAACGCACCATAACAGTCGTTTGTAGCAAGACTGCATTGTCTTGTGTTTGAGTGATCGGGTTTAATTTATAAATTGTTTTTTGCTTGCGTAATTGGTCTTGAATCAACGTCCTGCTACAAGCGACAGAGCGTTACCTGCAAGGCTACGATAATTGGTAATTATGAAGTTTATATCTTACGAATCTAACATTTGTTTCGAGTTCAATTCTGTCAATTATCTTGTTAGCATTTCTAAAACACACCTCTGCCATTATTTTAAGAGGCATTCCATAATTCACAGTAATAACACAATCATGCATCCCTACAATAAACTTTTTCAGTTCTGGAGTTATTTTTATGCCTAATTCTTTGAGATTATTAAGGCAAATATTAACATCGGTAAAATGGATTAATAATTCTTTTTTCATTTTGTTTAATTTTTATAATTTAATTTAGTTTTAATGATCCGCCCAGCAGGTAACATATGCTACAAGCTATATGCACGGCTTCATTTTTTCAGTTCACGTTTTGTGCTGGCATACAGCTTGTAGCATCAGCCGTTATAGACAATTGCTCCATTTCGTTTTCATAAGAACTTTTAGTTCAGATGTGGCAATTGTTCTTTTAGATATTTATAAATCTTCCATTGCCCCAGTCTTGGAGTTGCTATATTTGGATATAATTTACACCAATCCACGCTTTTCATTAAATTTAAAATATCTTCTTTGTATTGTTTATTATTTACAATTAAATAGTTTTCTAATGCAAATTGTCCTTGATGTTTTATCTCTTTTCCTATACTTGCGCCCCACGAACAAATACCTAAATCATATTGTTTTGGTATTTTATAACTACCGCCTCTTCTCCATTCCATAATTTCAACATCATTAAGTTTGTAATTTATAGGCTTTGTATTTATTCCACTTTTACTACTGTAAATATTAAAACAACAAAGCAGTTTTTGACCGCTATATTCAATTAAAGGCAGTACTTCCGAATGAATTAAATCAAACTCATACATTTGTTGATTATTATTGTATTGGCTTACAGGTAGGATAAAAGCAACGTAATCTCCCATTGTTATTGATTTCTTGTAAAATTTAACACTCAATGTATTCCTTGAGCCAAAAGGAGGATTGCCAATAAATAACCTGTCTTTTTTATGTTGCAATTCAAGTTTCAAAAAATCTTGTTTAATAATACTTTCGTGTTCAGGTTCTAAATCGTAAGCAATACAGTTTGGTATTTGCAGACTAAATGCTCCATTACCTGCGCTTGGTTCGATTATTTCACTTATATTATTTTCTCCAATAACTTCAAGTGCCTTATCAATACAATATTTTGCAAGTTCTTTTGAAGTGTAATACTTATCTAAATTTATTTTAGCCATAAAGTTTTGTTTTAATTACCCACAACTGTCTATAACATCGGTTATGCAAGATTTGGGTATTTGGTTTAATTTAAAGTTAAGTTTGTACCTGTAATTATTTGGCTAAATCGGAGGTTTTGGCTTACTTAATCCCAAACCTCGCATAGCCGAGAACCGTTAGCAAACAGCTTACGTAGTTTGCGGTCAAGCGATCTTAATTCTTATTGAAATTCATATTTATAATCAATGATATTTGAATATGTAACTTGTATGTCCTTTTCGTTTGATTCTTCATCAAAATAAATTCTAACAACAACTGGCGAACCATTTAAGATGAAAATTAAGCTGCCAAAAAAATCAAACTCCTTTATTTTTTTTCTAAACTCATCACAAGCATTTTTCAATCTCTTAGTTTGTTCAAATTGTTTTATTTTATTTTTATCCCAAACAGTTCCAACTCCTATATGAATAGGTAAATATTCCTTTAACAAAGCAATCATTTCTGATGGAGGAATATTCTCTTCAAACATTTCACTTATTGGTCTTTTTTCAAGATTTTGATAATCATTTATTATTATTTTTGCTTCCATTTTACTCTGTGTTAAAAAGCCGATTTGCTAACAGGTGTTTTGCGATGATTTTCGGCATTTGGTTTAATTTAATTATATGTGTGTACTTGGTTATTTAGGTCATAATCCGAATCTTGGTTTTGTGCCACTCCGAAAAACCTCGCAAAGCACCAATCCGTTATATGCTATGATACAAATCTGCGCTTAAAATAGTATCTCTACATTCTTTACCGCAAGTAGGGCAGTAATTTATTCTAATTTTTGTCCCTAAAATATGAGGCATTAAATATTGCTCTTCTCCTAAATGGTCTAGTTTGAACCATCCGTATTCTTTGATGTTTTGCTTGAAAAAATCACAGCATATAACATCGGTTTGCACGCATTGTGGTATTGGGTCTGTGTTTGAATTTTTAGGCATAATTTAAAGTTTTAGTATTTTTGTTGATATTGTTTCTCACTCGCCACAACGACGAGCAAACCGAATACCGTTAGTAGCTATTTAAACATCGTTTTGTGTATAACGACATCATTTAGCCGAATCGGAAATTTAAGGCGTGCTAATGTGTGATATTTCAGTTTTTCACATTCACAGCACTTTTTTAAGTTTCCATACGTTTCTATTCTTTCGCCTTGAATAAACACTATTATTGATTGTCTTTGCATAATTAAATATTTATCGAATAAATAATACTATTCCAAAAGCCTTGCGCCATAGTTGGCGATTTATTTGGATGAACTACATTTTCTTCATTTACAATAAAACCATCTTTTTTAAGTGATTTGATTATTTTTATCCACTCTTCAAATACCTTATGAGTTTTATCTTTATTTCCGCATCCTGCTCTATATCCAACCTCTACTTTTTGACCATTTATTAAGTTTAAATAATCTCTTTGTATTTGAGTGGAATTATAACCGCAAATCAATGGTTCTTTTTGATTTGCGGTTTCTAATGTTTTAAGTGTTTTTTCTGAAATTTTCATATTACATATAAGTTTTTAAAGCGTTATATTTTTCAATTATTATATCAAGTGTTTTTTTATCAACCCAATAATTAAAAGGAATATTGAAACAAGGAGTTCCTTTGTATTCTACAACGTTGTTTCCTCCTAAATTTTTTCCTGCTTCAGATATTTCAATATAAGATTTAACTTGATATTTGTTATTCATTGATGTTGGGCTGTAAAATGTTGTCATAATTTCTATTTGTTTGATTTTGTTATACAAATATACGACATATTTTTGTATAACCTAATAAAATTACAAATATTTTTAAAATAAATGTAAATTAGATAAACAGCTACTAACAATTGCTATAAAACAGTTGGGTATTGTGATTAATTTAAACATTTGGACTATCCGAATGCTTGGGTCTTGGCTCGAAATTTTGGGAATTTCTACCCCAACCGTCTTATAGCAAAAACGTTAGTGGTAATTATAAAGACGTTTTGTTTTCCAAAAGACAATTTTTGTTTATTAATTCCCTATTCACTTTTTGCAATTTTTTAACTTCTATATTTAGTCTTTTGTTTTCATTACTTCTCATTAAATAGAGTTCATCTAGCCTCGATGCTTTATCTAATTTATCAAACCTTTCTTTCATTTTTTTATACTTTTCAAACCATTGTTCTCCACCATTTTTTAAAGTTCGTTGATGCTTTTCATCCTCTAGTTCGTGGATATAAGCTATTGATTTTCCTAGTTCTATCTCTACTTCAGTTAATTTTTTAGATAACGCAGCCACAGTTTCGTCTTTACTGTACGCTCTTTTTAAAGTAATTAAAACCCTATCGAAATAACTACCACTAACACTCGTTTGGCTCAATGCCTTATTTTCGTTTATCTCGTTTTTCATCACGTTTATTTTTAAATTAGAAATTATTATTTTCATAACTCGGCACTAAGCCAAGCGAGGGAACGTTAGGGAACAGCTATGCCCCACGATGGTCAATGCGATAAGGACGTTCTTTGATGCCATTTTCATAAAGCAATTCGTTTGCTTCATCAAGTTTTTGTTGAATGTAACATTTACGTTCTCTTATCGGTTGTGCTTTTTCGTCTAATATTCGTCTAATATCTTGTAAAAGCGAACCATTAATTTTTCCTGTTTTAGCTATGTAATTGAAATTACTTTCGTTTACCGTAATACTTGCGATTAATTCCTCGTTTGTTTTATCCATTTTGTTGTAAATATTTAGCCGATTCCCTAACAAGTGATATGAGCGATTTTCGGCATTAGTGATTATTGATTTATTGTTTTGTACTTGGTATTATTTTGGTTCAGCGGAAGGATAGTTTTTGGCTACTCCGAAAATCCTCTCATATCATCGACCGTTATCACTCAGCTTTGGAGCAACTTTTCGGACATTCATACTTTATACTTTTTTTAATTGATTTTCTTAAAAGAAAAAGCGAGTCTTTATATTCTTGTATGCTTTCTAAATCTAAAGGTCTATTGCCTATAAAATCAATTATTCCATTTTCAACAAAATAAATTACATAGCAAAATTCTTTATTTTGTTTTTCGTAAAACTGCCATTTAACAATTTCAAATCGTTTATTTTTTCCTATACATTTTCTTAATTCTAAATTTCTAACTCTCATATTTAGTGTAATAAAAAGCCGAAGTGATAACATATGTTAACCGCTATTCAGGCTTTAGGTTAAATTTAATTGTTCGTTTTTTGTCTGTAAGATTTGTAATAATCCGAAAGTCTAGGCTTACTTTTCCTGAACATCGGTTAGCATCCTAACCATAGCAGCAATGCTACGAATTTGCCTCTAAAATACATTTCATCTGCAATTTTGCCCATTCTCTAGCTTTTTCATAGTCATTTTCATTTGGCGTTCTAAATATAGAACCAAACTCTTTATTTAATAATCTTAAATGCATTTTTTCTCCATCTCTAAAAACAGAAACTTTATAAATTTCGGCTTGTACTTTACCAAAACTTGGAAAAATTGAAAACCCATATTCTTTGCCGTTTACTATCATAAAATATTTAGTTTTAAGTTACCGAGGATTACTCGATAACTTGATTTTTAATTTAATTGTTCGCTACTATTCGGAAAGCCTCGACAATTCTTTCGTTGTCGTTTAAATAGATATTGTTCATTTTACGCAACCATTCATAAAAGCGAGATACGTTTGATTCTTCTGTTTTCATAATTCCTATTTTTAAAGTTTAAAGCAAAGATATAACTTATTTTGATATATTGGTTGTTGTTGTTATAATTTATAATGTTTCTAAATTACGTTATTTTTTGTTGTTATTGTTGTTTATGTGAAATTTAGTTGTATCTTTACACCATAGAAATAACAAATAAAAAAAACAGAAATTATGAAAACTTTTAAAACACCAAAAACAGTAACAGTTACGAAATCATTTTGTTTAGGTACATTTCAAAAAGACACTTATTATACAGGTGTAATCGGAGAAGAATTTACAGCAATAGCCGAAACAAAAGTTTACTACATTACAACAAACGAAAAAAATAATAAACTACCAAAATGGGCTACCGAATAGCCCATTTAAAAAAAATATAAATATTCAAAACCAATAAAAAATGCAAGAAATCAAACACCTTTATAAAATGCTTAAAGACAAAAAAGCATTTTGTCACGAACTATCAAAAGAAGTAGAATGCACTCCATTAAGCCTATATAATCATTGGTTCGGGTCATTCTGGGCAATTCCAGAGAAGTATCAAGAAATCGTTTTAAACAAATTAAAAGAAAAACAATTATGAGACCAATCGCAATGCGTTGTACGCAAGAACAATTTGACAGTATAAAAGATAGGGTAAATTTGCCTATTGTATGTATGAGTGATTATTTTGAAAGATACCCATACATAACCAATTTTTACGATTGCGTGTTTAAAGTGACAAACACAAAACATCCTAATGCAGAACAAAGAGAAATCCACGAAACATTCAACGGTGATATTTTTTTAGAAGCGTGCGGCGTTGAAATTGAGAAGGTTTGGAAAAGTAGAGAAATGCAAATTAGAACAATAAATGGAGAATGGGTTGATGTTTATAATAAAAATTTAGAATACCGACTAAAATCCCAACCAAACTACGACAAAGAAATTGAAGCCTTGCAACAAAAAGCAAAAGAAAATGGAATGAAATGTATAATTCAATTTGAAAAAATATGAGACCAGACAATTATATCGAGGGTGACTTTGACAGCCTGAACCCTGCTAATATCGATGTTCAATTAGATGAACTCGAGGAACAAAAACAGGAGAATTTTAAATTAAGAATGAGAATTCAAGATTTAGAATTAGGAATTGCAGAATGCATCGAAATTTTAGAGCAAACTGAAAACGTTTTAATATTAAATAAATTGAAAAGATTATGAAACCTATAAACTACAAAGGATGGATTATTCAAGATAATAAATATAACTATGAAAAAGATCATTTTTTAAGATTTGAATATTACAACGAAAATGATTGCAACTGTCCAATAAGGCACGGAGGATGGGTTGACGAAATTATAAAAGAAATCGAATATTTAATTAAAGAATTTTACTTATGAAAGCAAATTACAAAAAAACAGAAAACATCTTCGAAGGATGTAATTTCATTTATGTTTACAATTTTAACTACTCAAATGTTTACGGGCAATTTGCGTATTATAAAAAAGAACCTAAAAGAGATGATTGCGTAGGCATGTGGAACATAAAATATCTAAACAAATGAAAACACTACTTTTTTGGACAATAATTGTCCTAACAATCGTCACTATTCATTTGCTAACACCTAATTTTTATAAATAATGGAACAATATATCCTGCCCTACGCACTTTTCATAACTATTTGTTTTTTCTTCGCTATAATTGCCTTGGTTTTCGCTTTTAAATCAGGTCAAGATGCAGAAGACGAGATAGAAAGACTGATAAATGAGAATAGTAGTTTAATAAAAAAGTTGTATGAAAAATCCAAGAGAAATCGCTAATATGTGCGATACTGGATGGCTTTTTGTTTATCGAGCAATTCAAAGGCTAAATATTGTACCTGTTGAAATAAAAGGTCGTAAAAGCTATTATGATGAATTTCAAATCGAGTTAATTATTGACAACCTATATCATACTGGCAAGGTTACGCATTTAGTCTTTGAAAGTAAAATGAATTATCCAGAGCCGTTATACTCACGCAAAGAATTTTTAGAACTTGGACATTTAAAAAGAAAGAAATTATGAAAAATTACGTAGGCGTAAATTGGAATAAACAAAAACAGCGATGGGTATCTAAAGTAGGTATTTACGATTGCGGATACTACACCGACCAAATTGAAGCCGTGAAAGCACGTGATTTATGCATTATTAAGCATGGATTGGATTATAAAAAATTACAAATATTAAAACCTAAAGGATGAGAAATAAAAAAACACGTATTCAAATGCATTTATTCTACTGCCTTATGCAGTTGTTACTCGAATGCCTTGATGAATTAAAGGTAACAAACCCGAGAATGATTGAACTTAAAAACAATCTAACTGAATTTTGTGAGTTGCTGAATGAAGATTGCAAAAATACATACACAATACAAAAAACAACGTATTTTCAAGGATTGACAAATCAAATCAACACGATGATGCGCAAGTGTTTTAACCCGGAAATGTAAATGAGCATCTTCGAAATTATAGATATCCTGCGAAAACATCCAAATCATCCGCTATGGTCGAAGCCTAAACCTAAATTTACTTTATCAGATTATGTTGAATTGAATAATCTAAAAAATGGTTACAAAAAGCAAGCATACGGCAAAGGAACTGATAAACGGGTGATGCGAATAAGTGACGGCACAATTTATGCCAACGGAAAAGAATGTTTTGAGGCAAACGGAATTAATAGAAGTACGTTTTATCATTTAATTGGTGGACGAACAAAAAAATTTTGTGATTTTAAATATATTGAGTAATTTATATTGTTTCTAAACAAAAAAAAGACTACTTTTACAAAACGATACTGGTCAGAGTGTCTAACTAAAAAATCATTTTAACCCTATCTGACTACATTCTGACCGATGTTTTTGGATGGGGTTTTTAAATTTAAGAATATTTATTATGAAAAATGAAATTCAAATTATGCCAGTAAATGACATAATGAACATGTCAAAAATGTTCGTGGACAGCGGAATGTTCACAGATGCAAAAAGCGTTGCACAAGCATTCGTTAAAATACAAGCAGGACAAGAAATAGGATTGGCTCCTTTCGCTGCAATGTCTGGAATTAATGTAATTATGGGAAAACCTACTTTTGGAGCTGGAGTAATTGCTTCAAGTGTAAAAGGTTCTGGAAAGTATGATTTTAAAGTAAAAGAAATGAGCGAGAAAACTTGTTCAATAGATTTCTTTGAGGGCAAAGAATTAATAGGTAATTCAACTTTTACTATTGATGATGCAAAAAAACAAGGTACAAAAAATCTGGATAAATTTCCAAAAAATATGCTTTATGCAAGAGCTATGAGTAACGGCCAAAAATGGTTTTGTCCCGATGTTTTTCAAATGTCTGCTTATGTTCCGGAAGAAATGCCGGAAGTTACGGAAAATGTAGAATGTACATTAATCGAAGAATCAAAACCAACTATTCCGGCTATGAACAATTCCCAACAAAAAAAACTAATAGACACGGCAACTGCTGAACGTTTGGAAGAAGTGTTGAATATGATTGAAGAATGTAAATTGTCTGCTACGCCTGCACAAGTATTGTCGATGGAAGAAAAACTTAAAGAATTGAGAAATGAGTAAATTACAATTTTTTGAAATGAGAGCCGAAGAAATGACAGCTCTCTACGACAGCACTTTTACAAAGAAAGACGCTATTAAAACAGGAGAGGCATTAATTGAAAATGTATTAGAATCTGGCGATTGCGACATAATGCAGTTAGGCGCAAATTTAGCACGTTTGGAGCAAGTTATTTCGTCAGCAATGACAAAGTTTAGAAGTCATATAATTGACCGAGAAAAACAAATAGTTTTAGGTGTTGAATTTTCGCCTGTTAATGGAGGTAATACTGTGAATTATGCCGATGATGAAATTTGGCAAGAATTAAAGCGATGTTTAGATTATCGAACCGAACAATTAAAAATGGCACAAAAACAAGATACATTTGATGCTTATGGTAATCAAGTGCCAAAAGTTTCTACAACGCCAAGAAAATCAAGTATAACAATTAAATTTTAAATTATGGAAGTTACAGGAAAAGTGCATTTTATCGGGGAATCAATTACGGTTTCAGCGAGTTACGAAAAAAGAGAATTAGTAGTAGTTACGGATGAACAATATCCACAATTCATTAGTATTGAATTCCCACAAGGAAAATGCAATGATAAAATCGATGCCCTTATGGTTGGAGAAACCGTAAAAGTAGGTATCAATATTGGTGGCCGTGAGTGGGTAAATCCTGCTGGAGAAACCAAGTATTTCAATAGCATTAAAGGCTGGAAAATTGAGTAAAAATAAAAAAGCGGTCAATTAGGTTTGGCCGCTATTTTAAGAAATTATGAAACCATATTTACACCAAGAAAAAAGTATAGCTGAAATTTTACAGCATTTAGAAACTCAAAATCGAGTATGTTTTACATTGGCCACTGGAGGCGGTAAGACTGCTGTGTTTTCTTTTTTATCAAAGCAATTTATTAAAAAAACAGGAAAAAAGGTTTTGATAGTTGCGCACCGGGAAGAACTGATAAACCAAACAGCAGCAACACTTCGAACCATTGGCGTAACTGTTGAAACGGTTGTGGCAGCTAAAAAGCGATTAAACCATCTTTCGCAAACTTATGTCGCAATGATTCAAACTTTACGGAAACGATTGAAAGTTGATGACAATTTTTGCAAAGATGTTGGCCTTATAATTGTTGATGAATGCCATTTATTAATGCACCAAGAGATTTTCGAATACTATCCAAACGCTAAAATTTTAGGAGTTACAGCAACCCCAACTGTTTTAAAAAAAATCAACTTCACTAAATGCGCTCGATGTGGTTCTATTTTTGAAAACATACAAACGTGTTGCAATATCGAAACTTTCGAATATACAAGACCTTTTACATTATCTGAAATTTACGAAGATATAATTATAGGCCGAGATATTTCTGATCTTATAAATGATGGAAAATTAATTCGTGAATTAGTTTATGTTACTGGCTCATTGGATAGGGCATCTTTGAAAATTGATGCTAAAACTGGGGATTTTGATAACCAAGATGAACAAATTGAAAAAGGTATTTTTGATGTAGTTAAAAATTATAAAGAAATTGCATTCGGTAAAAAAACAATTGTTTTCAATTCGAGTGCAAAAATTAATCTTTTAGTTTTTGAGGCGTTCCAAGATGCTGGCTTCGAAAATGTTAAAATTTTTGATAGCGTTAATGATTCTGAAAACAGAAAAAAAGTATTAGAATGGTTTAAAAACACACCTGATGCAATTCTATGCAATGTTTCAATTTTTACCACTGGTTTTGATGAACCAAGTGTTGAATGTGTTATTTTGAACCGTGCTACACTTTCAAGAGCCCTTTATCTTCAAATGGTCGGGCGTGGCGGCCGTCCTTGTGATTTAGTTTACAAGCCTTATTTTACTTTAATTGATGGCGGTGGCAATGTGGAAACATTTGGTAAATGGAGCGACGAAATAGACTGGAAACCTATATTTTACGGAACGGATCAAAAACCAAAACCAAAAAAAGAAGCTCTTGAAAATGTAAAACAATGCAGCGAATGTGGATATATTCACGCTAAAAATTTACTCCAATGTCCAGAGTGTGGTTATGCGCTTCCAGAGAAAGAAAAAACTATTCTAATAAGCGGTGAAGTTGCAAAATTAGTTGATCGAGTTCCGTTGCCTGATGGAAATAAAATTATCGCTTACTGCCAAAAATTAGGTAAGGATAAAAATTTCGCTTGGGTTGTACTTCAAAATCAAATCCTCGACCTTTTTTATTATCACAATGTAACCGAGGGAACATTTATCAACACAGTAAATAATGGAAAATTTGAAATGTCAATTAGAAATATCATAAAAAGTCCTTATCAAATAATACAAAACAGCAATCTTGAAAGCGGAGTAATGCGAACAAAAGCATTTATTGTGAACAAAATTAAAAACCAATTAGAAAAACATTATGAAAGAAATTCCAGAACACGTAATCCAGCAACAGATTTTTAACTGGTTTAATAACACATATTGCCTTAAAAGACACGATCCACGCCTTTTAATTTACAGCGTTCCAAATGGTATTCCAGTTCCGTTGCCACCTAAAGAAATGAGCCGAGCATTAGATGCTTTGAATAAAATCGGAATGACTAAAGGAATTTCAGATTTAAAAATCGAGGGAGTTTTAGGTCGGACAATTTCTGTTGAGGTTAAGACAGAAATTGGAAAACAAAGCGAAGCACAAATAGCAATTCAGGAGCGTATAGAAAAATTAGGAGGAATTTATATAGTTACACATAATTTAGAACAATTCCAAACAGAAATACAAAAACATTTAGTATATTTGACTATCCCTTGAAAGAGGGATTTTTTAGCACAAACAACGTAAAATTTTTTACAAATGACAAAATACGAAGCAACACAAAAAATTAAGAAACGACTTCAAATAAAAACAAAAGATGAAGTTTCAAAGGAGCTCGGAATTTCAAGACCAACGCTTGACAGCCGTTTACAATGGCATACATGGAAAATTTCAGAATTAACTCATATCGAAAAATTATGACTATTCAACAATCAATCGCCCGTTTGTCCTACACAATAAGCAAAGGCCATAAGCCAAATGAAACGGATAAAATTGCTTTAAATAAAGTAATCAAAGACCTAAATGCGAACGCAAAAGAAACAATTGAGGAGCATCATTTATTTGCTAAATTATACGCAATTATTCTTTCAGATTTCATAAAACATTATCAAGATGTTGATTTTGCAAATAAACAAATAAATAAAGAATTAAGCCACCCTATCGGTTATCATTTGGAAATTTTAAAGATGCAATTAAACCAAATGGAAATTGGTAATTTTTGGAAGTCACAAGGGATTATTGATCCATTATTAAATGAAACCAATCACAAGGATTATAAGCATATCTATCCACAAATCGATGTTGCAAAGATGAAAGAAACATTAGATACTTGGGATTTAGATACCGTAACCGCACATTTTACTAATACCGTAAATCAAAGTATTCTATGTTTCAAGAAATAGCGATTGACAACGAAAAAGTTGTAGAAAAAAAAATGCAACTTTCCGATATTTTAAAATATCGAGTACTTCCAAGTGATGAAGTACCGAAGCCTGATGCTGTTCTTTTTTTTAATGGCCAGATGGTAATGAGCCGACAAAATGTTTCTTGTGTTACAGGAAAAGCAAAGGTAGGAAAGACATTCCTTATGACTTTGATAAATGAATCTATCCTACACAAAGGAGAATTTCAAGGCGTGCTATCAAGCTACCTACCAAAAGGAAAAGACAAAGTGATCTATATTGACACGGAACAATCGAAATATCACATATCCTTAGTACTTCAAAGAATAAAAGCCGTTATAAACGATGAAAAAATTGAAAACGTGTTAATGTTCAACTTCGATGCTTTAAGCACGGAAAACCGAAGAAATAGCGTTGAAACGTTAATTTACGGAATGGATGGGATTGGAGTTGTTATAATCGACGGTATAGCGGATTTAATTTATGATACAAATGATATTCGAGAAAGTGCAAATATGGTTGACGACTTGCGAAAGTGGGCAACCGAAAGAGATTTACATATAGTCAACGTGTTACACCAAAACCCAAGCCAATCTGAAAAAATGCGTGGACATTTAGGAACTATCCTAACAAATAAAAGCGAAACCGTCATTCAAATTAGTAGTTCTAAAGAAGACGAAAGCGTGAAACTTGTGGAAACATTGGCCACAAGAAACAAAAAACCTGATAATTGGAGTTTTGAAATTATCGATGGAACGCCTCAAATAATGGATGTTACATACGAAATACCGAAAGCCGGCAGGAAAATACAAAAACAATTAAAAGACTATGAAAAATATAGTATTTTGAACGAAATATTCGTAGGAATGTATTTGTCAATTGGGATAGGCTATACTGTTTTGACTGAAAAAATAAAGGAAGTTCATTTAGAAAAACACGGAACAATCGGGGTAAATGCGCTGAAAGAATTAGTTTCTTATTGCCGTGAGATGAATTGGATAGTTCAAGATAAACCAAAATCAAACTATTTTATACACCCGTTTAAAAAGGAATAAGTAAGAAAATACAACAAATAATGGTTTATGGTTTAAAATCAAAAATAATTAGTAAACCATCCTTTAAATGTTAAAATTTGATGGTTTAAAAATATAATTCGCATTTTTAAACCAACATTTAGTAAATATAATTCAAACAATTAACATAAACAACGATGGTATTCTTAATAAAACTAATTTTTAAACCATCAAATGTGTAAATGCGTGATGGTTTACGCACCCCTATATAATAGGGTGCGTTAAACTAAACCATTGAACAGATAAATAAACCTATGAAAAACACAAACTGTAAACACTGTCAACTACTTTGTAAAGTAAAAGATAAAATAGAATGTTCCAAATACCAACCAATCGCCAACCGCCCCGAACAATTAAAAATCGAAATTAGGGAGGCTTTTAAAAGTGGGGATTATGAGTTGGGTAGAAAATTGAATGAAGAACTATTTAGAAGTAATAATGGGTAGTTATTTAGAATCAATATAAATTATAAAATAATCTCACAAATTGGTAGATTATTCAAATAAAGGTTGTATCTTTGTACAAGAGTTAAGGAAGTGATTTACACGGCAAACTTTAAAACTTAAAATTATGAAAACTGTAAACTACATTTCAACAAAAAAAATAGGTGCTGGAAACTTTGAAGTAAACGTGTATGGAGATAGAGAGTTTTTAGGCTCTTTCGAAACAAACGATAGTACTTTAGTTGATGATATTTCCGAATTAGAAAATGGATACGAAAAAGAAATGATGAATTTCGATACATTTGAAGAATTAAAAAGCTATTGTTTAAATAAAATAAACTAAAATGACACAACACCAACAAATCCTGAAAGACCTGGTTAAAGAATCGGGTCTTTCGCAAAAGAAATTCGCTGCCAAACACGAAATCGAGTACAAGAAATTCAATCGATGGGTAACAGGGGAGCGAAATATCCAATTTTGCACACTTGAACTAATTGCCTTTGATGAAGGTAAAAAAATAACGTTAAAAATTGAAGAGTTATAGTTATAATTTGTAAATTTGTTTATTCATAATTTCTACCCCGTGACCTAAAGAACAGATGGAAGCGGGGTTTTTAAAAAATGTTTATGGCTTATAGTCAATCTCAAAAAGAAATAATTATAAAACAAGTCCTTTCAGTTATTGAAACAGGGCTTTCTTTGCGTAAAACTATTTTGGAATTAAATATAGTTAGCCGGGATACTTTTAATGAATGGTTAAAAGCAGATAAAAACCTTTCCGACCAATACGCGCGAGCCTGTGAACAACGAGCAGATACTATTTTTGAAGAGATTTTAGACATTGCAGACGAAACAAGCAAAGATACCATTTACACTGATAAAGGAGAAATTCCTAATTCTGAATGGATGCAAAGAAGCCGATTAAGAGTAGATGCAAGAAAATGGATGCTGGGAAAAATGAATCCTAAAAAGTACGGTGATAAGATTCAAACAGAACACTCTGGAGAGGTAACTACAAACATAATTTCATTAGGAAATGGAACTGCTCCCGAAACAAAATAATGCGGTTTACTTTCTAAAAGATAAAATAACCAAAGAAATAATTTATGGTGGGGCAGCAGGAGGAGGAAAATCGGCAATTGGATGTTTATGGTTAATTGAACAATGTCAAATGTATCCAGGCACTCGTTGGTTAATGGGTAGGTCAAAACTAAAAACCCTAAAAGAAACCACATTAAACACTTTTTTTGAACTCACTTCAAATCTTAAACTATCAAATCAATTCAATATTAATAATCAATCAGGGGTTATTTATTGGAACAATGGCAGCGAAATAATATTAAAAGACCTTTATCAATATCCAAGTGACCCAAACTTTGACAGTTTAGGTTCGTTAGAGATTACAGGGGCATTTGTTGATGAGTGCAATCAAATAAGTTATAAAGCGTGGCAAATTGTAACATCACGTATTCGTTACAAATTAAACGATTTTAATATAGTACCTAAAATATTAGGTACTTGTAACCCATCTAAAAACTGGGTGTATTCTAAATTTTATATTCCATCTACAAACGGTACAATATCAAATAGTAGGCGATTTATTCAATCGTTGCCAACGGATAACCCGCACCTACACCCGTCTTATTTAGAATCATTATTAGCGTTGGACGAGAATAGTAAAAGGCGTTTATACTATGGGGATTGGGCGTATGACAACGACCCATCTTCTTTAATATCATTTGACAAGATAAACGATGTTTTTACGAATGATTTTGTTATAGCTGGACAAATGTACATAAGTGCAGATATTGCCCGTTATGGAAGTGATAAAATGGTGATTTGCGTTTGGTCAGGATTTAGGGTAATTGAAATTTTTACTTTGGATAAATCAAGCATAACACAAACAGCCGAAGCAATAAAAGGTTTAGCCTTAAAGCATAAAGTGCCAAACTCAAATATAATCGCAGATGAAGATGGTGTAGGTGGCGGTGTGGTTGACGTATTGCAATGCAAAGGTTTTGTAAATAATTCTAGAGCATTGAAAGAGGAGAACCAGTTAATGGAATATCAAAACCTTAAAACTCAATGTTACTATAAATTGGCAGAAAAAATACAACGTAACGAAGTGTTTATAGATTGCAAAGACGGATACACGCAAGATTTAATAACAAAGGAATTAGAACAGGTAAAAAGAGATAAAATAGATAGCGATGGTAAGCTAAGAATTATACAAAAAGAAAAAGTAAAAGAATTAATTGGACACTCTCCAGATTATACTGATGCTTTAATGATGAGATTATGGTTCGAACTATCGCCAAAGTTTTTCACGTTTTAATAAAATAAATTTATATCTTTGATAAAAATTCACTATAATGGCAAAAAATAGATTACAGATAGCGTGGAATGTTCTAACTAGTCCAAATAAAAACTATTTTAACGAGGCTTTATATAAAATGATTGGGGGACAAACTCAAACATACAACCCAACACTTGAAACGCTTATAACAAAAGGTTATGGAGATAACCCAGATGTTAACGCAATTGTTAATCAAATGGCATCTAAAACCACATCTATTCCTTTTTGCATTAAGAAAGTGGACGATAAGGAATCTTTAAAGAAATTGAAAAGATATCCTATAAACACTACTTTTCAACAGAAAAGAGAAATAAAAAAACTGGAATCAAAAACCTACAAAACCGATTCCGAAATGCCGATGCCATTAGAGCGGCCTAATCCCATTCAAACTTGGTCAGACATAATGTTTTTATACAAAGTTTTTTTGAAAGTTTGCGGAAACGTTTATTTGTATAAAATGTTTCCTTTGGATGGAATGAATGCAGGCCAACCAATGCAATTGTATATTTTACCCTCTCATTGGGTACAGATTGTTTTAAAAGGAAATTCAAATATTTTAGGGCTTGAAAATCCAATTGATTACTACATAATGGAACAAGGAAATCAATTTGTTAAGTTCGATGTTGAGAACATAATTCACATTAAACGAGCTAATCCATTCCATAATCAAAGCGGCTCACATTTATATGGATACAGCGAATTAATGGCGGCTATTCGCAATATAAGTAGTTCTAATAATGCAATTGACAACAATGGAAAAACAATGCTCAATAGTGGTGTTTATGGATTTATTCACGCAGGCGATGGGGCAACACCATTAACAGCAGAACAAGCGCAGTCTTTAAAAGAGAGATTGGTCGATATGGATAATTCGAGCGACAAACTTTCTAATATTGCAGGAGCATCTGGCAAACTTGGATTTACACGAATTTCATTGACTACAGACGAATTAAAACCTTTTGACTATCTTAGTTACGATAGACGTACTCTTTGCAATTGTCTTAACTGGCCAATAGATTTATTGAACGAGGAAAGAAGCGGTACAGGATTCGGAGTTGATGGAGTTGTTGAAGCACGTAAACGAGCTATTACTGACAACATTAAACCTGATTTAGATTTGTTTGCATCATCATTTAATAAAGAGTTCATACAAAAATTCAAAGGATATGAAGATGCTGAATTAGATTTTGATATTACTGAATTGCCAGAAATGCAAACAGATATGGAAACAATGTCTAAATGGGTTAATTCTGTACCACTTACTTTGAATGAACGTAGGGAAATATTCAACTATGAAGAGATTGACGACGAAATGATGAATGAAATCTATATACCGACAGGAATTATAAATATTAATGATCCATCCGTTAACGATATGCAACAAAATGGATAAGCTTAGACAAAGACAAGAAATACAAGCCTATAGAATAGTTAGGCGTAATGTTTTGAAGATTGTTAATAACATTCCATTTAACAATATGTCTAAATTGACTTATGAATATTTGATTAATGCAAATGTAACCGTTGAACAAATCAAAGCAATGTATAACGAAATATATGTTACTTTAGGAAAACCGCATTATAAAAGAATACAAAAAAGCATTAAAGCCGAAATAGATTTTGAAAGCATCATAAGTACTTGGTTAAATCAAAATGCAGGATTAAGGATTATTTCAGTTCACGCCACACTGATTGAAAGTATTGTCAAGGTAATTGCAGATGGTTACGAAAAAAATTTATCCGTTGCTGATATAACACGTAATTTACAACGTCAATTTGGATGGTATAAGGCACAAGCATTGAGAATAGCAAGAACAGAAACCACAACGGCCACAAATGCCGCAACTGTTATGGCTGCTCAAAGTTCAAGTTTGGTTTTAGAAAAGACTTGGGTATCTGTTCAAGACAACAGAACACGACGAAAAATATATGACCATTTGGATATGAACGGTCAAAAGGTAGATGAATTTGCACCGTTTTTCGTTGGTGGCGAGAATTTGGAGTATCCGGGTGACCCAAAAGGAAGCGCAGGGAATACAATTAATTGCCGATGTAAAGTTGTATTTACTGTTAAGCTAGATGAGAATGGTAGACCAATAAGAAAAAAATAATTCATCTATTTAGACTAAATTAAAATAATATTAATATATTTGTGTTATGGAATTCAAACAATTATCATACGATTTAAAAGAATTAGACGAAACTAAAGGCGTTGTAGCCGCTTATGCTAATGTTTATAACTTCAAAGATAGCGATGGAGATATAAGCGCTTTTGGCTCATTTGACAAGACAATAAGCGAAAACTTTAAACGTATTCGTGTGCTTAAAGACCATAATCCTACAATGATGATTGGAGTGCCTTTATCAATCGACACTAAAGACGCTTATGGACTTTTGACTACTTCACAATTTAATATGAATAAACCTTTAGGTAAAGATATGTTTACTGATGTAAAGTTAATGCACGATTCAGGATTGAACGCTGAATTAAGCATAGGTTACAAAGTCATTCAAAGAGACCAAAAAAACAAATCCATTATTCAGGAATATAAATTAATGGAATATTCGTTTTTATCTTCTTGGGGCGCAAATCAACTATCAACAGTACAAGACATTAAATCGATTAAAAGCCATTACGGTATAATGGAGTTAATCGAAAAATCATATAATTTGGATTATTCAGACGATAGATTAAGACAAATTGAAACCTTATTAAAAGCACTTACCGATGAGCCGTCAGAAACTGACACTTTGATAAATGAGCCGCTTACATTGGAAACTTTAAAATCATTTACAAACTCATTAAAAATCAAATAAGATGGACGAAAAATTATTAGCCGAATTGGCAAACATTAAAAGCGGCTTGGAAACAAAAACAGCCGCAGAAGTAAAAAGCGCAATCGATGCGTTTGAAACTAAATTATCAACATCCAACAAAAACCAATTCGAAGCTGAATTGAAAGCTGTTACTGATGCAATGGAATTGAAATTGCAAGCTGTTCAAGCACACGCAGACAAACTTGACATTAAATTGCAAGAAAAAGGAAGTCAAACAAAAGAAGATGGATACAACAAAAGAATGGAGAAATCTATTACTGACAACTTTGAGCAAATCAAAGAAGTTCGTAAAGGAAACGCCATACAAGTTAAAGCCGTTGGCGACATGACATTAGGCGTTAACCTAACTGGTGCGCAACCTAAAGACTACAACCTTGATGTTGTAATGATTCCGGGTCAAATGGTAAACGTTGCTGACCTTGTTGGAAGTGTAAACATTGAAGGTGGTACTTATACATTCCCAAGAGAGGGGGCGGGAGAGGGTTCTATTGCAACTCAAACAGAAGGCTCTTCTAAATCTCAAAGAGATTACGATTTCACAATGGTTGACGTGAACACTGACTTTGTTGCTGGTTTCACTCGTTACTCCAAAAAAATGGCAAACAATTTGCCTTTCTTGACTTCGTTTATTCCTAAAGCGTTGAGACGTGATTATTTCATTGCAGAAAATGCCGCATTTAACACCGTGTTAGCTGCTGCTGCAACTGCTTCAACTGAAATTATCACAGGAAAAAACAAAATCGAGATGTTGATTAATGAAATCGCAAAACAAGAAAATGCAAACTTTCCTGTTAACGGTATCGTTGTCAGACCATCTGATTACTGGGACATATTGAAAACAGAGAAATCAACAGGTGCAGGTTATGGTTTGCCGGGCGTTGTTACTTTTGACGGTGGTCAATTGAGAATCAACGGAATCGCAATTTACAAAGCGACTTGGTTAACCGCAAACAAGTATTTTGTTGGGGATTGGTCAAGAGTGAACAAAGTTAATACTCAGGGTTTGTCTTTGGAATTTAGCGAAGTTGAAGGTACCAACTTTGTGAAAAACAACATTACGGCACGTATTGAAAGCCAAACAGCTTTAGCGGTAGAACAACCTGCTGCTTTGGTTTACGGAGATTTTACCGCAGTCTAACCTAAAATGAAAGGAGAATTAAACCGATACATTAATTTGTATCGGTTTTTTTTTATATCTTTGAATAATATAAAAAATAAATGTTATGAAATACGAAGTTTTAAAACCATTTTTTAAATTGTCAGAACAGAAAAATTATGAAATAAGTTCTGTAATTGAGCTATCGAAAGAAGATGCTGCCGATATGGTGAAATATGATTTAGTTAAAGAAATCAAAACTAAAAAATAATGACCACTTATTTAGACGTTATATCATTGGAAAAAGCTAAATTATACTTGAAAATCGATACGCTTCAAACCGAAACGGACAACGAAATTACAAGTATGATTAATAGCTCTTTGTCGTTTATCGAGAAGCGAACGCATCATATTTTTAAGACTAGAAATAAAGTATATTATAAAGATTGTTCTTTAGTTCAACAAGTGAAAGTTTATGACTATCCTATTGACAATACAGTTACTTTATTAGATATACAATATAGAACGTTATACGCTATTGTTCCAACGGTAAACGATACGGTTACTTTAACAATTGGATACACTTCTTTAGATGATATTCCGAGTGAATTAATCGATGCCGCTTTACAAATCATTAAAGTATGGTTTTACGAAAGCGAGAAACAGGAAAATACATCATTGATACCTTTATCAGTATTGCAAGCAATTGACACTAATAGACGATTTATATGATAGCCAGAAAATACACAAAAGCAATAGGAATATGGAAAACTACAACCGTTCCAGATGGATACGGAGGCAATACTGTAACCACTGCTTTGGTATATTCTGTATGGGCAAATGTAGAAACAAAAAGAGCGTATAGAACAAACGAAAATGGACAGAATGATAACTTTGTTCAAACTATATTTACTGTTAGAAATCGCTATGATATTGCTTTAAGTATTGAAGATAATTTCATTAAATACAACGGTTTAATTTATAATATCGATTCTATTTTAAACACAGATTTAAACAATATTGATATTGAAATCTATGGAACTCAAAGACTTTAATAAAGTTGTTGCTAATCTAAAAAAGTACGGCAAAGAAGCGGAAAGAGATATTGAAGATGCTACTCAGGTAGCTGCAAGAAATATTGAACTTTATGCAAAAAGTACTGTTGTTGCAAATTTTGGTAAATTAGGACAATCAATACAAGCTAAACAAGAAGATAAAACACATTGGACAATTGAAGCAGGTGGTACAGTTGCACCATACGCCGCTTATGTTGAATTTGGAACAGGTGGTTTAGTTCAAGTGCCAAACGAATTAAAAGAGCAGGCTTGGTTATTTAAAGGAAAAGGAATAAAAGAGGTTAATTTAAAAGCAAGACCTTATCTTTATCCATCATTATTAAGAGGGCGCAAAGAATATTTAAAAGCATTAAAAGACTTATTAAAAGAATATGGTAAATCCAAATAAATACATTCGAAAGGCTATTTACGATGCCGTAAATTCGACTTATCCGTGCTTTGATACACAAGTGACAGGAAATCTAAATCCTACGCAATACGTCATTATATCAACACAAGACAAAGAGGATATTAATGCAAATAAATGCGGTCACAGATGGGAAGTTGCAACATTATTGGATTTGGTTTGCATTTACAATGGTGCTGGTAACGTAGGTAGCCGAGTTGCCAACGACGATATGGAAAACACTGTTTTAGGATTAATTGCAAACATTCAAATATCAGGATTTACGGTTATAAATCGTGTTTATGAATTTCCATCTAATTTAGACACAAGTACCTCAACTCAAACGGTATATCGAAATTTTATACGTTTAGTGCTAACATTGGAATAAATTAATTATATTTACATAAAATTTAAAACTTACTATTATGAGTATCAAAGGCGAAAAAGGAATTATCTACATTTATACAGGTTCGGCCTATAAGCCAGTAGCTTGTCTAACTTCAAACAGTTTAAATACAACTGTTTCAATGATTGAAAGTCAAACAAAATGTTATCCGGGTGTTGTTAAAAAAACAGCAGGTTCATTTAGCTATACAATCGATGCAGAGGGGGAATATATCGATACCACAACTGTTGGAGGCGATACGGCAAAACAATCTCACGATGCTTTATTTTTGTTACAACAAGCTAAAACAAAAGTTGATTGGAAACTTGATACAAATATTGACGATGCAACATCTGTTAAATATTTTGGGAGTGGATATTTAACTGATTTGAGCGCAACTTTTGGAAGTGGTGACGAAGTTACAACATTTAGCACAACCATTGACGGAGACGGAGCAATTGTATTAACCGATCCTCACGCCTGAACTAGCGTTTTCAATAATGTTTTTAGCAGTGAATTTGCTTAACCTTAAATAAAATAAAATGACAAATACAGCATTAAAGGCGCAGATTGACAGCCAAATTACAAATGAAACTACACCAGCAGGGATAACTCCTACCGATGTTGGAACTAATTTAAAAGCCGTTGTTGATTATGTTGACCAACAAGTGCCTACAAAAGTTTCTCAACAAGTAACAGCTAAAGACTCATCTCCAAATGATATAAAAAATATTGATTTTATAAGGCTTAATGCTACTGGGGACTATCAAGAGATTGTTTTATCTGGTACACATCTAATTGGTAGAGAATATTATATAAAAAACACTACGGCATTTATAGTAACATTAGTAGGAACTACTGAAAATATAAATGGTAACGGAACTTTAAATATATTACCAAATACTTATTGGCATTTGATAAAAGAGGATGGAGGAACTAATAGTATAACTGCTTTTAAATTAAGCTTAATTTAATTATGAAAAAAATAAACTTATTTATAGGCAATGAATACAGAGATTTCTATTTTGGCCTTGGTTTTTTGGGGAATCTTTTGGAAAAAGAGGGGTTAATGGTTCATCAAATTGATGAAAAAATTAAAGAAAATCCATTCAAATGGGTACCTTTGATTATGTTTTATTCAGCAACATTTGCATATACACGTAAAAATGAAAATGCTCCCTTTGATGCTTTTGATGTTTCGGAATGGATTGATGGTTTAGAACCAAACAGTACTGTAATTGTTGATTTCTTTGAAGCATTTAGAAATTCTTTACAAAAAGACGTACCGATGCAGCCAGAAGAACAAACTAAAAAAAAAGTGACGAAAAAATAAACTGGAGCGAAGATGTGATTTCGTTCGCTTTGGGAGAGCTTAAATGTCCTGATTTGAATTTCGTTTACGATATGACGTGGGCAGAATTTCAAATCAGGCTTTTTTCGTATAAAAGACAGGATTTATACAAATGGCAAATGTTGAGAGAGATGATGTGGACAAGTTATATTGCACCTCATCAAGACCCTAAAAAAATGGTAAAAAGAAAAGAAAGTTTCTTACCTTTGAAAGGAGATAAAAAAGCGATAGCAAGCGTTACCCAAGAGCATAAAGATAATTTTATAAAAGCATTCCAAAAATGGCAACAGGAAACAAGTTAGAAGTAGGTATAGGAGCTGATATTTCAGAATTAAAAGCAGGAATTACCGAAGCCGTAATAGCTTTAGAAAAATTACGTCAACAAAAATCTGCTAATTTAAAAGTTGGATTAGACGTTTCTGCTTTAAACATTCAAATAGCTTCAGCAAAAGAAAAACTTGCTAGCTTACAAAAACAGGCTTCTGCTACTGCTCCAGCAATGGATAAACTTGGTAAAAGCACAGCAAATGGATCAAATGCTCTTATGCAGTTTTCAAGAATAGCACAAGATGCCCCATATGGTATTATTGGTATTGGAAATAACATCACGGCAACCGTTGAAAGTTTTGGTTACTTAAAGAATGCGACAGGCTCAACGGGTGGAGCATTGAAAGCGTTGGCAGGCTCTTTAATGGGAAGTGGAGGGATTTTATTAGGTGTTTCTTTGCTTACAACAGGATTGACACTTATGGCTCAAAGTGGATTGAGTGTTAGCGATGTTATAGACAAAATGACAGGGAAATTTGATGAGTCAAAAGCAGCTATTAAACAACTAAACGAAGAAGCTGTAAAAAATGCACAAGGCCAAGTTTCGCAAATGAATGCTTATGTATCCGTTGCTGAAAATGTTAATTTATCAATGAAAGATAGATTGATAGCTGTAAAAAAACTACAAGATGAATACCCTGCTTATTTTGGTAATTTAACAAAAGAGCAAATACTTAACGGAAATGTAGAAAGTGCAGTAAAACAAGTCACTTCTGCATTAATAGCAAAAGCCAAAGCAGCAGCGTTAACTGACAGAATTGTAAAATTAGCCACAGAAGAAGAAAGCATAAATGGAAAAATAGAAGATTCAATATCTTCTATGATTAAATTTTACAAATTATCTGGTCAGGAAGCTATAAATTTTAGAGCCGTTTTGTCAAAACAACTAAAAGGGGAAATAGATTTAGTTGATATTTTGGAAAAAGGAAACGCTCAAAGTTTAACAACTGCGGGCAAACAAGCCTTGTCGGCTTTTCAATATTCCAACACATTAAAAGGTTTATCTAAAGAATTACAGTCAAATAAAAAAAACCAAGACAATCTAACCGATAGTTTAAATACGCAAACAGCGGCATATATTAAGTTAGAAACAGCTAAACCAAATACAACAAAACCAAAAGCGGCTAAAACATTTGATACACCACAGGTGTCAGGATTGCAAAGTTTTATTACCCCTTTAGAATTAACTCCAATCATTGATACTTCAAAAATAAGCACATCGATGAAAGGAATTGCTACTATTATATCTACTGAATCTTTAGCTGCGCAAGAATCTTTGTATAAATTTAATGAAGATATTAGCGCAATAATAAGCGATAATTTAACATCTACTTTTGCTAATTTAGGTTCTATAATAGGAAACGCTATGGCTTCTGGTGGAAATGTTTTAGAGGCTGCAGGAAAGGGGTTATTAAGTAGTTTGGGCGGTATTTTAATTGAATTAGGAAAAATGGCAATTGCTACCGGGGTAGGTATTTTGGGAATAAAAACGGCTTTAAAAACATTAAATCCAGTAGCGGCAATTGCGGCTGGAGTTGCTTTAGTTGCTTTAGGATCTATAGTATCTGCAAAAGCAAATAGTTTAGGCAGCTCTATGGGTAGCGGTGGGTCAACATCATCCTCAACAGGGTCAAATGCAAACACAAACGTATCTTCAACATCTGGAGGTGGTTTTAGCTCAGGAAGTGGAGGGACTGTGGTGTTTGAAATAGCAGGTACGTCATTAATAGGTGTACTAAACAATACAACAGATAGAAACTTAAGGATAGGAGGAAGAACATAATGGAAAAATACTTCATACAAAACGATACCACAGGTTATTTAGTTCAGATTTTTGAAGCTGGTTTTAGTGGCGTATCTACTGAAATATTTGGCAGAATATCTTTTGACAAAGGAAGTGTTAAGAACATTCTTGACACTATAAGAGGCACTGGATTGAATCTACAATTAGAAGCTAATACATCTTTGACTTTTGATGAATTTTCAGAAGCCGATGAGCAAACTTATACGGTGCGTGTAAAAAAAGGAAATACAATAGTTTTTAACGGTTTCCTAAAACCAGACGGAGTAACTCAATCTTTTGTTCGTTATTTATGGACAGTGAGTTTAGATTTTGTTGACGGTCTTGGAACTTTGAAAGATTTATCTTTTGTAAAGTCTGATGGTTTTAATTACACTGGTAAAATGTCATTTTATGAAGTGATTGAAGCCTGTTTAAAGAGAACAGGATTAGTAATGACAATTAATTCGTCTATAGATGTTTATTATATTGGCTATACTGGAACAAACATTTTAAAGGATGTTTATGTAAATTCAGAGCGTTTTTTCAAAACAGATGATGATACCATAATGACGTGTGAGGAGGTTATGAATTCAATATTAAATCTATTATCAGCTTGCATTACTCAACAGGATGGACAATGGTGGGTTTATAGGCCAAATGATTTTTTAAATAATGTTGTGTTTACTGATAATATTTTAAACACAACATTTACGAAAAATTTATACAGGAAAGTAGGTTCTCAAATTGATAATTATTATCCACACCATAGCGGAGGTAATCAACAAATTCAAACGAAAGGGGCAATTTCCGCTTATAGATTAAATTATAAATACGGATTTAGAAAGTCTGTAAATCTAAATCCAAATCTAAATCATGATACACAATTGAATTATGAATTATGGCAAAAATCTACAATTTTCAACACATACGCAATTAATGACCCATTAGACACTATGGGATTGATTATGAAAACAAGAATATTGCAAACAGATGCAATGTTGACGTCAAGGGATTATCAAGTAACAGTTGGAAGTCAATTAGATTTAAAAGTAGAATTATATTCGTCAGCTGATAATGCTACATTTTATTTTGTTGTCAGAGGTTTCAATATTGGATACGCAAAAAATGATGGTACTTGGAGCTCATCTTATCAAAGAATATCAACTACTGTAAATGCTGGTTTTTCCACTTGGACACTAAAAATAAACCCAACAGAATATCCATCAGCTGTAAATGTTGAAATACGTACTGCAACATCAAGTTTAAATAATGAAATAGTTGAAGTTCAATCATGTCAACTTATAAACAACTTTAATTATGATGGAAAAGTCGGCGAGTTTCACACAATTCAAAGAAACAACGCACCAAGTTCAATTGTAAAAGAAAACCAAGAGGTTTATAATGGGGATAGTATTTCAGATGTTTTTATTGGTGCAATTTACAAAAGCGACAAAACAAGTCTTACAACCATTTGGACACGAAAAGATAAATTAGAAGAAAAAAGCCTTTTGCAGATTAGCGCAGAAGATGACATGCGTATTCAACAAAAGCCAGTAAAGATGTTTTTAGGGGATATTTACGGAGAAGTACCTTATTTATCTATAATTGAAATAAACAACATAAACGGTTTGTTTATGTTTGTTGAATATAGCTATGATACAGATACGAATATAACAAGCGGTAAGCTACAACAATATTTTACAGATGAAGTTGCTGATTTGAATTATAAATTAACGTTTGATTATGGAAATACGGTAAAACCGTCAATTCGTTCATAAATTTTTATTACTTTTACAATATGGATTATTACAAAGGACAGGACAGGATTTTATACATTAAAGTACTTGGTAGCTACTTACCTATTGCTTGTTTACAGGACAATCCATTTAGTGAAACGAGTGAGTTTATTGACACGACAACACGTGACAATAAAGGCTGGAATACTTCACGGCCAACAAATCAAAGCTACACCATATCATTTAACGGATTGCAAGTTAATTCAAGTGTTAGTGGTGGTACTTTTACCGTTGTAAGTTACGATAAGCTAAAACAATTGAAACGGTCAAGGTCTTTATTGGAATGGAAAATAGAAGGCGAATTTCCGGTAGTTGACTATGGAAAATGCTATATTCAAGAGCTTTCAGAAGCAACTGCAGTTGATGAGTTTTTGTCTTTTTCTGGTTCTTTGGTTGGATACGGAATACCACTTACAACAACTAAAGGAACAGATGTATTAAACAATGGAAATCCTGATGTAGTTGTCGTTACAGATACAACAGCAACACAAATAATACAAACAAAACAGTTATGAGTATAAATCCAGCAAATATAACAACCATAAGGGTTGACCAGTTAGCACCAGACTCTATATTATTGACGGACATTTTTCCGTTTGAAACATTGGCTGACCAAACATTGAAAAAAGCAACTTTTCAAGATTTGGTTAATTTTATGAATATTCATTCGGCGGCTTTGCAATTCGAAATTAAAGAAATGGCAGTTAATCAAACGTACATTGACAATAATTTCGATATTACTGGATTAGGAATCAATTTATGTACTGGTTTCGCTATTTGCAACGGTCAAAACGGAACGCCAAATTTAGACGGATTGACAACAATTGCCTTTGGAAGTACCTACACAAATATAGGCGGTTTTGGCGGTTCAAAAGATGCCGTAGTAGTTGAACATATACATGTTTCCACTATTACAAAAAGCGTGAACACGTCAGGGGGAGCAGGAACGAGTTTAGTCTGCAACACCTTAAATAACGCAGGAACGCAAGATATAAACACCACTACTGCGGGCATATCAGGAAACAATAAAAATATGCAGCCTTATGTCGTACATTTAAAAATGATGAAATTATGATAGACCCGTTATTAATATCGACCATAAGAGTTGGCCAGTTAGTTGAGGCGCCGTTTAATTTAACAGACAACGTGCCTCACGAAGTTGGAACGGATTTAAGGCGTGGAACAATCAATGATTTATCCACATTTATAGCTGGCGTAATAGGCGTAACTGGGTCATTGGCTTTTTTACCTATTTCCGTAACAGATGGCCAGACTTTGCCACCAACTACAACAAACGAATGGTTTTTGGCAGGGAAAGGAACTTATCACCAAAGCGGTGGTTTTCCTGATATTGTTTGTACAGAAGAACTAAACGCAATTATAGGGAATGGAACTAACTGGGCGTTAGGTGTTGAAATACCCATAATAATAAGTCCACCCTCTTCTATGATTAGTCAAACAGTAACACAAGGTGTACTAAACTATTCACCAAGCGAGGACGCTGTTTATAATGCTTTACAAACTAAAATAACACAAGTAACAACTATTAGATATGCAGGAACAGGACAAACATACACGTTGCCAACAGGAGCAACGGCAACACTTGCCTATATTGATGGATATGTTCAATATTTAGAAAATCCTTCTTTTTTGTCTGATTTAAACATATTTACACAAACAGGAGATGACGTAACTTTTGCAAGTACAATTGAAACAGGCTCTCAAATATTAATCCAATTTTATCTATAATGAAAAAGATACTTTTATTTTTACTACCATTTTTTGCGTTGGCACAGAATCCAACAAACTTTCCTTATGGAATAAAAAACACCGTTGGATCAACCAATTCAACACCAACCTACGTAGTTACTCAGGAAACAGACGGTGTTCACAGAAAAACAACATCGACTTATTTTGCAAAAACAGCCGAGTTGCTAAAAAAACAATTTCTTTCAACTGGTTTAATTAAAAACGGATTAATTTCGATTAATGCCGATAATACGAAGTACAACATCACGGCAGGAATTGGGGTAATATCTAACTTTGACGACCCTGAAAATCCAATAAGCACAATCGTGAACTTTCCTGCAGTTACAGCTAAAACGCCCACTTACTTAACAACAGGGAATATTACCTACGTTGCGATAAATGCGAGCGGTGCAGTAGTGGAACAAGCTACACCATTCACGACAATTCAAAGGCGTGACCTTATTTTGTTGGGGGCGGTAATTCACAGCAATTTAACAAATATCAATGTTGTCAATAATCTTTCAGCACCAACGAACGCAGATACAAATCAGCTACACGATTTTATGGAAGCGATTGGAGCATTGAACCTAACCGGTAACAAGTATTCCGCAAACGGTGCGAATATGAGTTTAGACAAATCGGCTGGTACTATATTCAAATTTGGTGTAAATTTCGCTAACGATTGGAAAAAGCCACACGAAATAAACCAAAGCGCAGGCACTGCTATAACGTTCAGATACCGTACTCAGAACGGTACAGAGGGTTCAGATGTCACCGTGTTGAATCCTGCTGTATATGACGTTTCTAATGTGCTTACTTCCGTTCCATCAAACAAGTTCAGCATTCAAACCGTTACGATATTTCAAACAGGATTGACACGGATTCAGTACGGGCAAGAAGTTTATAACACATTGGACGAAGCTGCAGCAGCTATATTTACACGAAATTATAATGTCGAAAGCAATATTCAACTGAACGGAATTACACGAGCATATATTATTTTGAAAAACAGTACTACATCGCTACAAAACACAAGCGATGCAAAGATAATTGAAGCACAAAAGTTTGGTGGTGCTGCATCTGGTGGAGTTGCTCTAACATATGCGGGAATTGTTTCGGCTTTGGGATATACGCCCGAAAACCAAGCCAATAAATCAGATAGCTATACGGTTTCAAGTTCAACAACTTATGCAAGCACAAAGGCGGTTGTTGATGGATTGGCAACTAAACAAAATACGCTTACTAATCCTATTGCAGGAACAGGTACAACAAACTACATACCCAAGTTTACAGCAAGCGGTACGTTGGGGAATAGTGATTTATCGTCTACTGGAAGTAATTTAAAATCTTCATCTCAAGATCTGACGTTAGAGTCAGCTGGTATATGGAATCCCATAAAATTAATTGTAGGAGAAGCAGGCGCAGGTGTTAAGATAATGGGTACGTCAGTGTCTAGTGGGAACTCAATACTGAAATTCGATGATACTGCTGGACATATTTATTCTATGGGAATTTTGAATGGCACATTCTCGCTTCCTGATAACATAAAAATTTCTGGTTCTGGCGCAAACCCCAGTTTAATAGTTTCAGCCCCTGATTTGTGGGGTTCCGATTTCATATCTTTTAAAACAGGCACTTATGGAGGGGCCTACAACACAGTTGTTGCAAGTATAAAAAATACGGGAGGTGCTTTTTTTAATGGAAGGTCTACTTTTGGAACCCCCACAGATGATGGAGTAAACACCTTACAAGTAAACGGCTCAACTAAAACAACCGCATTAACATTATCAACTACACCAACAACATCTGCATCTACTTACGATATTCTGACAAGAAACACGAGTACTGGGGTTGTTGAAAAAGCTCCCCAAAGTTACATTTATGTAGCAATGTCAGGGCAATCAAATGCTGTTGGATATACACTTGGAACAGGCGGGGATTTTACGGTAAACAACAGCGTCGAAGTTTGGAACACAAGTACAAACGCTTGGGAAGTTGCCACTTCATCCAACACACACGATGTTTTGCAAAATGGTTCACCATCGACTTCTAACAACTTGGGATGGCAGTTCTGTAAATTAATTCAAAAACAAACAGGGAAAAAAGTAAGATACGTATTATCAGCTTTAGGCGGAACAAGCATTACAGAATGGGAAAACACTACGGCTTCTCAATATGTGAAACTAAAAACCGCTATTGTAAATTCAGCAATTCCAAAGATTGACTATTTCTTATGGCATCAAGGAGAGGCAGACGTAGCAATGTCAGCAACAACTTTCGAAACAAAATTGAAAGCGTTTTATACAGCAATTAAAGCGGAAACATTTTTTGGTAAAAATACCATCATTTTAAATGGACAGTTAAAAAAGACAGGTGGACAAGGGCTTCAAAATGTTACTTATTCCAAAATAGAAAAAGAAGCTTCAAACGACATAAGACTTGTATCATCAACTAACTTGGTAGGTTGGGATTTAGCACATTTTACAGGGGCAGAGTTGGATGTTTTTGCTCAAAGGTACTTCAATGCTGCAATGGGTAGCGACAGGACTATTTATGAAACTATTGCAGATTCATTCGTGCCTATGAATAGTACGCTTGGCTTCGATTTGGTTGGTACAGGTAGGGCAGGATTGTTTCAAAATGGAAATTTATTTGAGTTTGGAAATTCATCTATTTTAAATGAAAAATATTTGACAATAGGACGAAATAGTCTATCAACAAATCCAGTTGAAATGCAGGGTTTCAATGCTGGTGTAGGATACGATTCTTTGACGCTACAGCCATTAGGAAGTGAGTTATTAATTGGAACAAGGACAAACAATTTTACGGATAAAGTACAAGTAAACGGTTCAATATTAGCAACTACATTCAAAGGAGGTGCAGCGTTAACAGGAACGCCAACAGCACCAACAGCAACAGTAGGCACAAATACCACGCAGATAGCTACGACGGCTTTTGTGTTAGCCAATGCTACAGGAGCGAGTTTATCAGCGAACAATACATTTACGGGGCAAAATACGTTTAGCGATTATACTACTTTAGGGGCTCCAATAACATTGAAATCTTACACCGTTGCTACTCTTCCAGAGGGAAATGCTGGCGATATAGCATACGTAACAGACGCAACTTCGCCTACTTATCTTGGAACACTTACCGGTGGCGGTTCAGTAGTTTGTCCAGTATTCTATAATGGAACCGCTTGGGTTTCACATTGATAAATTTTAAAAACTATAAAAAATGATACAAATTAAACCGATTGAATTAGGACTGCCAAAAAAATTAGCCATTAAAATACACATTCATACGCTGCCTATTAGCGTAACTGACAATAGTTGTGGCGTGTATTATCAGTTGTTTTCTGAAATTAACGAACCATTAGCAGATGGAAACATTTATTTAACTGAAGAAGAATTTGCTAAATGGGGGGATAGTATGGATTATATCACTAATTTAGTACTCGAAAAACTTAACATCGAAAAATTATGAAAGCATTATTGACGAAAATCTATGACAAAATATCCTTCTTTTTATACGGTGGGAAATCTTTAAACGTAAATTATTAATTATTATGAAAAATTGGAAAACAAATTTAGCCGCTTTAATCGTAGCGGCAGCAGGAGTAGCAACAGCAATGGGATGGATTAGTGCGGAAGTATCGGCAGCTATATTGACAATCGCAGGAGCATTTGGATTTGCAGTTGCCAAAGATGGCAATGCAAAGTAATTTTAATTTTCCCATCATTAATTTGATGGGAATTTTTTGTATTTTTGAATAAACAAAACCCCCAATAGAATGAGTACCATATTAGAAGAAAAAGTAGACCGTTTAGAAAATCATTTCAAAGTTTATAAAACAGACACACAAGACGTAAAGGAAGTTGTAAGAGACATTAGGAACTTGCTCACAGGAACAGATCTCACAGGAAAAAAAGGAGTAATTCACGTTTTGGATTCTTTGGAAAAAAAAGTTGATAAATTAGAAGAAAAACAACTTTTAATTGACGAAAATATGGCAAATGTGAAGTTTGTCGCAAAAGGTTTGATATCGGCTATAATTGGTTTTTTTCTTTGGCTGTTTACAAATAAATAAATATGAAAACCTCACAAATTGGAATTGATTTGATTAAATTTTTTGAAGGTTTACACGATGGTAATTTAAAAGAAATCGGATTGCAGCCTAAAAAATGTCCTGCTGGAATATGGACAGAGGGGTACGGTCACGCAATGCGAGATGCTAATGGCAATTTTCTAAAAGGCGCAACCGCACCGAAACACACTATTACAGAAGAGTATGCCGAAGTATTATTGAAAAGAGATTTATCAGTTTTCGAAAGCATAGTAGCGAGAAAAATCACACAACCTTTGAAACAAAATGAATTCGATGCAGTTGTTTCATTTACTTACAACACAGGCGGCAGCAAGACTCTTTTTGAAATGGTAAACAGTCAAAATCCATTATTAAAAGCGTGGTGGATTTCTCACTATATTACAGGGGGTGGAAAAGTTTTGAAAGGACTTCAAGAAAGAAGAAAATCAGAAGTTAAATTGTTTTTCTTATGATACGCAAACACTCTTTAGAATTGGCTGTTATTTTAGCGATGATTATATTGCTTTTTTTCGCTTATGGTTGCGGTGGAACTCGTCAAGTTACATCCGAAAAGCACTCTAATATTGAAATACAAAATAGCTACCATGAAGGCTCTAAAATAGTTTTAGGTAATACTTTTACCTATACGCCATTTGATGCGCTTAAACCAATGAAAATTGAGGGAAAAGAGTATGTAAATGTGATTATTAAGAGTTATAAAAGTAAAACAATTACTAAATGGAAAGACCGAAATATTACAAAGACTATTGTAATTGAAAAAACTAAACAAACAGAAAAAAAAGACAATACTATTTTGTGGATAGGATTGTCTTTCGTGGTTATTTTAGGCATTTTAGCTTGGTTTAAGTTGCCTGGTTTTAAATAAAGCCTTTAAAATTAGCGTTTTTAATCGTTTGAACTCTTATTTCATCTAATAAATTCATCATTGCGAATCCATAAGTTTTATGGTACCAGGCGCAATCCATTCCCGAACTTTTTACAAATGGTACCCATTGTTTTTTTAATCCAAATAAAGACCACTTTACAGTTTCAACTTCAACTATGTAGCCGCGAGGTTTTTTTATTATTCTAAAATTCATAATTTTTAATTTATTAAAAAGGACAATATTCTTTTTTAGGTTTCGGTATTAAATTAGCGTATTCTTTTTTGATCTTTTCAGCGATTGAATCCCTGATAAACTGCCCAACATCTACATTATAAGACTTCATTTTTTGAAGCGTCAACAATTGATTTTCTGAAATCCTTATTACCTTTGTTTTAGGGTGTTTTTGCATAATTGTAATACAATTTTAGCGGTTAGTAAGTAGTTAGGGGCAACTTCAAAGAACCGCCCACTCATCGTGTTTCCATCGTGTTATTTCTATTCTGTTTCTACAGTCGTGATATGTTTCAAAATATCCATTAGTATAAATACATTCGCCAACATACCCTTGTTCGTTCGATATTCTACTTGCTACTTTTTGCCCTTCATTTGGCTTTTTAATATAAACACTTTGCCAAATAAAAGAAGCGGCCCCTAACAGCGGTTTTGAGATATTGCCGTCTTGGTCTTGAACTGTAATATTGTTTTGTGCTTTCATAATCTGTCTTAAATTTAAAGTTTAGTGTGTGTTTTTTCGGCAACATCACAAAGCCGCGAAACGTTATAAGCTATAATAAAATAGCGTTATATTGAAATTATCTTTACAATATCATCATCTGTTTCTTCCCTATTATTTTTAAAAACGTGACCAGATGTTATTCTTGAATGTTCTTTTTTACCTGTAAGGGCATCAAAAATAATGTGCGGATAAGGTCTTGATTTATCGTAATGGTCATAGATAAAGGCTTTATTGTGTTTGCTAATTAAAATGTCACCTTTTTTACATTTCATTAAAGATATTTTGCTCATAAAATTACAGCTTATAACAACTACTACAAGCAATAGCTAGAATAGTCATTAGGTTAATAATTAGTTTTTGTTTGTTTTTATTCGGTCAAACTCCGATAATTTGGATTGTCAGTCCGCTACTGCTTGTAGTAGCAAACGTTGTAGGTAAGTTTGCTCGGCTTTGTAACCAAAGCCGAGCAAACATTTTTAATCAGGAATTTCATTGTACATATCAGCATCTTCTTTAGATACTTCCCATACGTTTTTGTTTTCATCCTGTAGGGTAATATAATATTTACCGTCTCTTTCATAAACAGACCAATAACAGCCTTTTTCTTCTGTACTTTCGCCAAGTCTATTAGCTGTGTTAATAATAATTCTACCATCTTCTTCAGATAGTCTTTCATTTTGATTTGCATTAAAACTCATAATTTCTGGGTGTTAAAAAACCTACCTACAACAATATATTGTAGCAATTAAGGCTTTTGTTATTAATTTATTTACTGTTTTGTACTTTTAAGTTTGGGTGTTTAATCGAAGCATAAGATGTACTTTTCCTTAACTACTACAATAATTAGCGTTATGCCTAATACTACGATTCTGTCCTGATAGATATTAGATTTCCGTTTTTATCTTTTTCAAAATGATAATCTGCTTTATCTTTTTGCATTTCATAAAGCATTTTTTCCATCATTTTTAATTTCCTGCCCAATAATTTCTCTAATTTTTCCATCTTTATTTAAAAGTTAAGTTTGAAAAAGTTTTCCCCGATTCTGTCATTATGTAATTTTTTTGATTTTTGTATAGAGGAATTGGCTCAAAATCATTAGTCACTATAAAAGCATAGCAACTCTTTGTGTAATCATCTGATTCTTCATCTAAATCAGCGGCGTGTTCATAATTAAATGATTTTGAGAAAACTTCTCTAAATTTTTCATAATCATTTTCTCTTTCTATTACTTGGTATTGAATACCTAATGCGTAATTTGTTTGAGAATTTTCGATAATTTTTCTTAATGAAAACATAGTGTGTATATTTATATTTTTTGCCTACTCTTTAGCTTTTCGGCTTCCGCTATTTTTTATTTAGTTTTTTATTTAATTTTACATTTGCCGTACTAGGCATAACAATCACTACAAGCTAGTTGCCGAAGCATTGGAATAAATAGGCAACCAGCTTGTAGTTTTAACGTTAGTGGCAACTTTAGGGAACAGCTATGCCCCACGATGGTCAATGCGATAAGGACGTTCTTTGATGCCATTTTCATAAAGCAATTCGTTTGCTTCATCAAGTTTTTGTTGAATGTAACATTTACGTTCTCTTATCGGTTGTGCTTTTTCGTCTAATATTCGTCTAATATCTTGTAAAAGCGAAC